AGGTGGTGGAGGTTCTGCCCCTAGTGACCCTCTAGCTGATCTGATGAAAAGAATAGAACTTGAGAAAGAACTACTAGGTACATCAGAAGAATACCAAGAGGTTATGCAGGCCATCCAAGATTCAGATAAGAAGTATTCTGATGCAGCTATTCAAGGTGCTGTAGCCCGTCTTGAGGCTATCAACAAAGAAAAAGAAGCTCTGCAACAGATGGAGTCTCTGCAACAAAGTATAGCTGAAACTATCGGTGATGGCTTCATGTCTATGGTCGATGGTACAAAAACTGTCAAAGAGGCTTTCAGAGATATGGCCCGTGACATTATCAAACAGTTGTACGAAGTCCTTGTTATCCAGCGTCTTGTTAATGGTGTTAAGGGTATCTTGGGTGGCAGTGGCTTGTTTGCTGATGGTGGTGCATTTAGTGCTGGTAGACAAATCCAAGCCTACGCTAATGGCGGTGTTGTTGGTGGCCCTACTTACTTCCCTATGTCTGGTGGTAAAACTGGTCTGATGGGTGAAGCTGGCCCTGAAGCTATTATGCCTCTTAAGCGTGGTAAGGGTGGTAAACTCGGTGTATCTGTCGAAGGTGGTTCAGGTTCTGTCAATGTGGTTAATAACATCAACGTGACAGGTGGTTCTGACCCTGCTGCCATTCGTGCTGAAGTGGCTAAACTTATGCCACAGATTACAAGTGCAACTAAGAGTGCCGTTATTGATGCTCGTAGACGTGGTGGACAAATGAAAGCCGCCTTTAACTAAAAGGATAATTACTTTGGCTATCTCTTATCCACTAACACTACCCACATCTATTGGTATTGCTAACATCACTCTGTCTGCTAATAATGCTGTTGCCATTAGTCAGTCTCCTTTCACCTTCCAGCAACAAATAGTTCAACACGCTGGTCAGAGGTGGACAGCTTCTGTTTCTATCCCACCAGTTCGTAGAGACTTGGCTGAACCTTGGAATGCTTTTCTATTGGCTCTAAATGGGCCTGTAGGAACCTTCTTGTTGGGTGACCCTAATGGTAAAGCGCCTAGGGGAACAGCCTCTACAGCCACTCTCACAGGCACTGCTGGCTCGTCTAGCCCTACTATCACTATGACAGGGACTTTGTTGGCTGGGGATTACATTCAGCTTGGTTCTGGTGCTACAGCTACTCTGTATAAAGTGCTTGAGGATAAGAGTGGTAACGGAACAATAGAGATTTGGCCTAAACTACGTTCCTCTGTGACAGGGGCTACTGTGACACTAACTAACACTGTCGGTAGGTTCCGTCTATCAAGTAATCAACAATCATTTAGCATCAATGAAGCTAGTATCTATGGTATCAGCTTTGATTGTATAGAGGCCATCTAATATGAGCAGAGACATAACCTCGGCAGTATTGAACGCACTAGATGATGCTGTTATTGAACCCTTCTTTGCTGTTGACTTAGACCTTGACTCTGGCTCACTGTACCTTTGGTCTGGTTATGGTGACCTAGTTATTGGGGGTAAGACCTACCTTGGTGCAGGGCAACTACTAAACATCTCCTCTGTAGCTGAGACAACAGAGATGGAAGCTAAGGGTGCAACTATCAGTGTGTCTGGCATCCCCTCTAGTTTCCTCTCTCTAGCTTTGACTGAACCTTATCAAGGCCGTGAGTGTCGTATTTATTTTGGGGTAACTAGTAGTCCATCTAACTATGTAGAGGTGTTTGCTGGTGAACTAGACCAAATGAACATAGAAGAACAAGTTGATACTGCTAATATATCAGTGATTGCGGAGAATGTTTTGGTTAAACTTGAGCGCCCAGTAGTAAGGCGATTTACCAATGAAGACCAGAAATCTAGATTCCCTGATGATCGTGGGCTAGAGTTCGTTGCCTCGCTGCAAGACAAGGAAATCTTTTGGGGAAGGAGAGCTAAGTGATAAAGTACCAACAAGAATCTCTGTCAACTTGTAAGTCTGATGCTATCCCACTTCTAGAAAAGCATTGGGAAGAAATAGCCCTAAATAAAGACAAGATAAAGTTAAACCCAGATTGGGATGCTTATGCTAATCTAGAAGATGCGGATATACTAAAGATATTCACCGCTAGGGGTGCAGAGAATAGACTTGTTGGGTACTTTGTTGTTTTTGTTAAGGCTCACATACACTACAAAGATAATTTGTTTGCCTACAACGACATTCTTTTTGTTGACCAGAACTATCGCAAGGGTTTCACTGGCCCAAGGCTTATGAAATTTGCTGAGAAGTGCTTAAAGGCAGATGGTGTTGACGTTATCATTGTGAACACTAAGAGACATAAACCTTTTGATTCCCTTCTTCTTTGGTTGGGTTATAAGCACATAGAAAATCTTTACTCAAAGGTGTTATAATGGCAATTTCAGCAGTAGCAGCATTAGTATCCACGGGTGTAACAGCCCTCACGAGTGGTGTTACTTCTCTTATAGGCGCTAGTATCTTTACTCACTTCCTTGTGACTACTGCTATGGGAGCCGCCCTTAATGCCCTTACTCCAAAGCCAACTGTATCTCGTTCAGGCGGATATACCCTTCAGGGTCAATCTGGTGCTGCCCTAGACCATCAGATTATTTATGGTGAGACAAGGGTTGGTGGTGTCCGCCTCTTTGACGTGTCTACTGGTGGGGAAAATAAGTATCTACACAGAATTATTGCCTTTGCTGGACATGAGATTGACAGCTTTCAACAAATCTACCTTAATGACCAAGTTGTAACCATTAACGGAAGCGACGAGGTAACTTTCCCCAATCGTTATGATGGCAATGTTCGTATTAAGACCTACCTTGGGACAGATAACCAGCAAGCCGATGGGGAGTTAATTTCTGCAACACGCGACCTTTCTGCTTCTGCGGGTAAATGGACAGTTGAGCACAGACTTCAGGGCATAGCTTACATCTACGTTAGGTTCAAGTACGATGAGAATGCTTTTCCAAATGGTGTCCCTTCTGTATCTGCTGTAATACGGGGTAAGAAAGTATTTAACCCTAACACCAATACCACAGCTTGGAGCGATAACCCAGCCCTTTGTATCAGAGACTACTTAACCTCTGACTATGGGATGAACCAGCCATCCTCTCGTATTGACGATGATTTAATCACCACTGCCGCTAGTATCTGTAATCAGACTGTAGGTGATGAAAAGCGTTACACTTGTAATGGAACATTTATCACAGGTGCAGAACCTTCTACTATTCTAAATGATTTGTTGACCTCTATGGGCGGGTTGTTGTGGTATGGGCAAGGTAAGTGGAGAGTAAAAGCTGCCACTTGGACTGAGCCTACTGTATCTTTTGATGAGGATGACTTACGTTCTGGTATATCCCTCTCGACCAGACATTCCCGCAGAGACAACTTTAACTCGGTTAAGGGAACGTTTAAGGGGCCACAGACAGACTATCAACCAGCAGACTACCCAATAGTAGATAGTGATACATACTTAGCCACTGATGGGGGTGTTGTCAACACTCTTGACCTCCCTTTGCCCTTTACTGACTCAAGTAACATTGCAAGAAGAATTGCTCAAATTGCCCTAAATCGTAACAGAGAGCAACTTACATTTAGTGCAGCTTTTGGTATGAGAGCCTTTCAAGTTCAAGTCGGTGACTTTATCAACATCAACAACGAAAGATTTGGTTGGACTAATAAGGCATTTGAAGTAACTGAGTGGAACTTTGGTTTAACTGAAGGGCTTGATATTCAAGTTCGTATGACACTCAGAGAAATCAGTGCGGGTGTCTTTACTGCTGGTGTCGAAAAGAACTTCGAGGGTAACAATACAACTTTACCTGACCCATTTGAGATCATACCTCCAGGAATCTCTATTGATGATGAACTTCGTATCGTTAATGAACAAGTAACTGGTGTAATTCTTGTTGAACTAACTAGCGCAAATAATCTCTTTGAAGAATACTTTGAGGTAGAATATAAGAAGTCGGATGCAACAAGATGGGTTCCTGTTGGAAAATCTAACTCTACTCTCTTTGAGATACTATCTGTAAGCGATGGTTTCTTTGACATAAGGGCTAGGTCAGTTAATACCCTTGGGATCAGAAGTAATTATAGCACTGTATCAAATTGGTATGTCAATCTCTTTGCACCTCCGCCATCTACTGTAGAGAACTTCACTGGGAATGTGGTTGGTAACTCTTTACACTTAACTTGGAGTGCAATACCAGACTTAGATTTGTCTCACTATAGGATTCGTTACTCAAAGAAAACTACAGGAGCTAGTTATCAAGACGCTATCGACTTAATTACAAAGGTAGCTAGACCAGCCGTTAGTGTAACAGTCCCAGCAAAGACGGGTACTTACTTCATCAGGGCAGTGGATAAACTGGGTAATGTTAGCCAAACCACTTCAAGTTTTGTTGTCCAGACTAATATTGATTCCCTTGAAGACCTAAACTTAATACAAACCTTAACAGAAAACCCTACCTTTGCTGGCAGCAAGACTAATGTTGTAAAGTTGGAAGATTATCTGACTCTAGATACCACAAACTTGTTTGATAGCACCTCTGGTAATTTTGATGTGCAAGAAGGACTTTTTGATGGTGGTGGTGCAGACGGTACAATAGCAAGTTCTGGTATATACCAGTTCTCTGATTATGTTGACCTTGGGGCACGTTATCTAAGTAGAGTTAAGATTGACCTAGAGACTTTCTTTTTAGACTATGTAGACACTTTTGATGTAGCTACTGGTAACTTTGATAGCAGAGATGGAGATTTTGATGGTGACCCATCTAAGTTTGACTTAACATCTGTGACAGCGCAAGTTTCTTATACGAACGATAATCCAGCGGGTTCTCCCACTTGGTCAGATTGGCAAAACATAGTTGTAAGTGATATTTCAGCTAGGGCAATCAGGTTCAGGGTAGTGTTAGAATCTAGCTCGGCTAAGGTGGCTCCAGCGATTACAACACTTGTCGCAAAAGTAGATATGCCAGATAGGCTTGAGTCTGGTAGTGATCTTACTTATACGGGAAGCAGAGTTATCACTTTCCCTGTTGCATTTAAAGATACACCCGCAATAGGTATTTCTGCTGTTCTTGCAAATGGGGATAGGTATGTAATTTCAGCTAAGAGTAGATCAGGTTTCACCATAACAACACTAACTGGTGCAAGCACTAGTACAAACCCGACAACGATTGATTATGTAGCTAAGGGCTACGGCAGGGAGACAGCATGAGCCAAAACGATTTTAACTTAGCCAACCAAGGCTTCCCATCTATGAGAGCGGATATTAACTCTGCCCTTCAAGCCTTGGCTTCAAATTCCTCTGGGACTACGGCTCCAGCCACACCTTATGCTAATCAGTTTTGGTATGAGACAGATACCAATATCTTGCACATCCGTAACGAGAGTAATACTGAATGGCTTGATTTGATGGTGATCGATGACACTACAGGTTCTCCCTCTTTTAACTCTGTGAACGTAACTTCAAACTCCGCAACTGATGCTTTCCGCATCACCCAAAATGGCACAGGCAATGCTTTGGTCGTAGAAGATAGCACAAACCCAGATGCTACACCTTTTGTAATAGATGCTGCAGGTCTTATGCTTATGGGAACCACCTCAAACCAAGTAGCTAACTTGGCAATAGGTAATGCCAAAGTACAAATTTTAGGTGGTGCAGCAGCACTTGCATTATATCGAGACGCTGACTCTAGCACAGCTATTAACTTAGAGTTTGCTAAGCGCCGCGCTACAGGTGGTCTGCTCAGTAACGGCGATACCATCGGTCGACTTTACTTTTCTGGTAACGATGGGGTTGGTGCCATCCCCGCTGCTTTTATTGACGCTGCTATAGATGGTGCGCCCAGCGTAAATGATATGCCTGGTCGTTTGGTCTTTAGCACTACGCTTGATGGGGCAGCTACACCTACTGAACGTATGCGAATCACTAATGCAGGTAACGTGGGTATTGGTACGACCACCCCCTCTACCTTACTTGATGTCGCTGGTACAGCAAACGCCACAAACATAACCCGTGGCGGATCACAGGTTTACTCTCGTAACAATATCCTTGCCACAGTAACTCAGTCTGCTGGTGTTCCAACTGGCGGTATTATTGAACGTGGGGCAGTCAGTCCTACAAACAGAGGTCAATATATTAGGTACGCTGACGGGACGCAGATATGCTGGAGTTACAATGCGGGGGACTTGGCTTCTTCGTCATCTTCGGGTAACGTGTTTAGAACCACAACTGAAGTCACATGGACTTTCCCCGTAGCTTTTATTGAAGCCCCTGTAGTTACAGTCTCAACTGATATTGCTAGTAGATGGGGTGCTGTTGGTGCTGTAACATCTACAACTGTTGATTTTAGGCAATATTCAGCAACATCAGTAACCGCAACTGTTGCTACAAAACTAATGGCAGTCGGCAGATGGTTTTAAGGAAACATAAAATGAAAATTAACCTCCTCTTTCAACGCCGTGATGACACCTTGGAAGTTATCAAATCTGGCGATACACTAACCATCAATGGCGTAGCTTATGATTTTTCGGAAGTCCCTGAAGGCGCACTGCTACCAAGAGGTGCTGTAGATTGTCCTTGGCTTGCATCAGATGTAGAGCGTGTTAATGGGGTGTTGCACCTATCCCTAATTGTACCACATGGGCCATCAGAGCTAATAGTTGACCCAGAACCACTAGTTAATCCTGCTGATGGCCCCTTGGAGTTTCCTCAATGATTGACCTATCAAAACTTAAGACTGCTGAACAAAGGGCCACAGAGGCTTTCGATGAGGCTTATAACCAGCAAGAGACCTTGCGTCAGATTGCATACAAAGAAGAAGCTGACCCTTTGTTCTTCAAATACCAGCGTAAGTCAGTAACTAAAGACGAATGGTTAGCTAAGGTAGAAGAAATTAAAGCTCGTTACCCTTACCCAACCAAAGCATAGGGTTTAGCCATGCGTATCCAGAACATAGATGCTATCAAAGAACATGAAGAACTTAGGCTGATCTCTTACCTACCAACAAAGAATGATGTTTGGACTATCGGTTGGGGTCACACTAAGAATGCTAAACCCAACATGACTATTACTGTTGCCCAAGCTGAGCAGTTCCTTAGAGAAGATTTGGCTTGGGTAGAAGACGCTATCGACAAGCTAGTTAAAGTGCCCCTCACACAGAACCAGCACGATGCTGTAGGCTCTCTAATCTTCAACATAGGTGGTGGGGCATTCTCTAAGTCAACAGTGCTTCGTAAGCTAAATGCAGGGGACTACAGAGGGGCTGCTGATGCCTTCCTAATGTGGGACAAACAGAGAGACAAACAAACGGGTAAGATGATCCCACTCAGAGGTCTTACCATACGTAGGAAAAAAGAGAGAGATTTGTTCAATGACTGATGAACCTTGGCACTTATCTAAGAGCGTACCTATAACATTCGTCTTTGCTATTGCCTGTCAAACAGCAGCTATCATCTGGTTTGCAGCTTCACTTCGTGCTGATATTGATTCTAGCGCTGAAGACATTATTCGTCTTGATGCTAGAACCTCTAGCCTAGAGACTGTTGTACAGAGCCAAGCAATTACTTTAGCTCGTATTGATGAGAATATCAAGGGCATCAGGGAGCATCTTGAAAAAAGTAAACAGTGATGAGGGCAAGTTTTATACAAAAGACTTTCAAACGGGAAGTAGCGGTGATTCTTCTGCTATGGTTTTTCTACGTTGTAGAGGTGAAAGATGACAAGATTATCGAAATTCTCGTTTGGCCCGTCTTTACGTTTGTCACTGCTGCTTTTGGTATTGACCAGTATAGCAAGTTGCGGGGTAAGTCCTCTGGGGATAGTGAAAAAGTTGACAGGTGGGGGGACGAACGTAGCAGCGAATACGCAGTTGGGGAAGACGAACACACAGACTATCGGAACAACAAATAACACTGAACAGAAGCTAAAGTTTAATCACGCTGATAGGGTTTTCCAGACTTCAGACAACAACAAGATTAAGACTGAAACAGTAGAGAATGTAACTGTCAATGAGACGAACCCTTGGCTAATCCTGTTACTGGTGCTTGGTTGGTTGTTGCCTAGCCCTAATGAGATTGGTAGGAGTATCAGAAGCCTATTCTCTCGTAAGAAAGAACAATAAGACACAAATAGTAAAGCCGCAAGTATCCCAACGGACGCTTGCGGCTTTTTGTTATTCTACTTCTTCAATCAGACGTTCCAAGTACCATTTTGCTTTCCGTAGGTCTTCAATACCATTCTTGTAAGGGAAGCGGTGAAGATACTTAGCGATATTCCCACGCAGGTAGCCTTGGTATTCCTCTTTAGTAAGGAAGTCAGAGATATACTCAATAGCCTCAATCTTACCTTGTCCGTAGTGAGATGGGCTATTTACGTTATCAACAATATTGCCAGTATCATCAATATCTGGGTATTCAAAGTAACCAAGGTTTAGCAAAGGTTCTTCTACGTAAGGTTTAAAGTGACCATGCCAAAGACTTGTATCAGCGTACCAAGGCAAATCACCCTCATCTTTGTAATACGTAATCTCAGTGGCATCCACTTTTGACACAGTGACTACATCTCCCGTAAGAATGCCTGCGGACTGAGGTCTATTTCCCTTAGCTACCCACTTGCTTCCAACTTCAATTTTGTCTTTAGTCATATCCATAGTTATAGCCCCTCTTTCAAAAATACCTTGACCCATTGGGCCGTTATATCTGATCTGATAATATCTTCTACCCCAAACTCTACAATAGAGACGGGCAATAGGTGCTTCTTAGCTAGGTGGATAACCTTAGTCAAACCATCCGCCTCTTTAAGGTCACTTTGTTGCACATCACCATTGAGTACGATAGTAGAACCCTCTCCAACCCTTGTCAAGAGCATCTTAAGTTCATGTGTAGTAATGTTCTGTGTCTCGTCAACAATGATAAAGGCATTCTCAAAAGACCGACCACGCATAAGAGCTAGGGGAGCCATTTCAATATTACCACTCTTGATAGCAATTTCTACTGTAGCCTTACCCAAGTGCTTATCCAACACATCAAGGACAGGCAAGGCCCAAGGCATAGTCTTCTCGTGTAGATCACCTTTCAGGAAACCCAACTCTTTACCTACAGACACCATAGGGCGTGTAATAACAATCTTGTCAATCTTCTTCAGTGTGTAGAGGTCAGCAGCATAGGTTGCTGTAACGTAAGTCTTCCCCGTACCAGCAGGCCCAAGAATGAATACTTGCCGACTAGACTTTAGTGCATCAATCAAGTCTTGCTGTTTAGGTGTTTTAGCGACTAGTCCAGAGACAGTTTTGACATCAGCGTTCTTATACTTAGTCACACGCTTAGACTTACGAGAGCCTTGCCCTTCATCATCATCACTGAGGTTCATAGTTCACTTTCTTTATTATTAAGGTACGCCTCTAGTTCTACGTAGCCACCGATATAAACAGCATCCTCCCAAATCTGTGGTAAAGTCTTCATTTCACACTTCTTCATTAAGAGCTTTAGAACAGGAAGGCTCGTGTAATCATAATAAACGTAAGGCTCATCTAACAGTTCTATAGCAGCATTACACCAAAAGCAATCTTCACGACCAATAATTGTGTACACGTTACTCCCCTTGTGTTGATTGGCCCGCCCTGAGGGACTCAAACCCCCGACCTAAAGATTAGAAATCTCTTGCTCTATTCAACTGAGCTAAGGGCGGTATCTGTAATAGTTAAGTCAAGTCAACAATTTCACAGACGCCAGATGAACAAGCCATCGTTTGTGACCCTGATGTAGTGTCTTCCAACTCATACTCTGAAAGTTTAGACCAGTCAATAGCTGCTGGCATAACAGACAGTAGTTTCTCATACTCGTTCTTGCTAACCTCTTGGTAAGGGGCTTGCTGATAAGTATGCTCGTTGTATGGCAAAAAGGACACACCAGACATTTCATCAAAGTTCTTATAGACGAAAGCACCTACCTCGAACCACTCGTCACTACGCACGTTAATAGTGACAGAGGGCTTATGCTCACACCAATTACGCTGATAGGCCAACCACATCTCTAGCTGGTCAATAGCACTCAGGTCAGCCGTTACCACTGCACCCTCTGGAGCCTTCATTGGGAAGCTGAACACTGTAGTCTGTGCAGGCTTCATAACATCAGGTTCAGATGGGATACCTTGGTCTTTCATAAACTGTGTAAGAGGGTCTTTATTGTCGCCTCGAACAGTCCGAATGTAGTAAGCACTATGGCGAGCATGGATACCTGAGGCTGAGTCAACAAGTTGCGAGACGGTTCCCGATGGTTTAACACAAGTAATAGCAGCAGATACAGGAACGCCAAGGCTTCCAGCCCACTCAGCATTAGTAGTAATAGCGACATTCTTTAGATGCTCCAATGTTTTATCTAGACCAGCATTCTTTGTTGTCATCAGTGGGTTATCCATAATCCCTGTCAAAGACACACCAAGCAGACGTTCTTCTTCTGTGTTGGTCTGCCAAATCTTACGCAAGTAAGGGAACTTGGTGTAGGTCGATTGGATAGTACCTAGGATAGTTGCAATACGAACTTTATTCTCTAGTTGCTCAAGAGTATCTGTTGCTCGAATTACGACCTCGGTTAGGTTACAGAACTGATAGGGACGCAAGATAATTTCAGAGCATGGGTTAGTTCCAAATTCATAAGCTACCTTTTGTTTACTTTCAAGACGTTCCCAACCTTTATTAGCAGGGGCATCATTCCAAGCAATGACATCATCCTCATACAACTTTCGGCGACCATTCTTTGCTGCCTGCTTTTTAGATGCTTGACGATTGAAGATACCACGCTCACCAGAACCTGATTCCACAAGTGCAGTCCATTCACGCAGAAAGCTTACTGCATCTGGCTTCTCAGTGTAGCTAACAGAGTTATTAGCCAAACCACGTTGAGGGTTGTTCTCCCACCAGTTACCAGACTTAGCATAGCGCATACGATCATCTGACAGGTTAGACAGAGAGATCATAGCACTACGACGAACACCACCAACTACAACAACTTCACCAATCTTACACATGATGTCATGGCATTCGATAGACGATAGCTTACGTCCCTTAGCTTCCTTGAACTTACCAATAACGAACTGGAACAAGTCAATCAATGGTGCTGGGCCTGATGCACGACCACCAAAGGTCTTCAACTTAGCACCAGCAGGACGAACTTTAGACGTGTCAAACTTAGGGATTTCACCACTGTAGAGCATAGCAATTAGCTTACGTAGTGCCTTAGCCCAACCCTCTTTACTGTCCTGCACAACGATGAGGTCTTCACTGTTGAACAAAGCATCTGGCACTTCTGGCAGTTTGTTTACATACTGACGCTCTACAGAGAAGCCTACACCAGTACCACACAACAAGATGAACATAGCCTCATCAAAAGACTTAGGGTCATCTACGGGCATATAGGAGCAGTTGTAGCCAGCAGTGTTATCACGATCTAATGCAGGGCCAGCAGACATTACAGCGCGCATAGAAGGCATTACATCTAGGTTTAGGATAGCTAGATGAATTTCATCCATTGCCAAACCATTATCGCCAATCTGTGGGGCAACTACATTAGTCATATAACGCTGGACTGTCTCTCCCCAACTCTCACGGCGACCTTCTTCCTCTAGCCAACGCGAGTAACGTGATGTTGCAATAAAGGACATATAGTCTGTCATGCCATAGTTATTTTTCATTATTGTTCTTTCCTCGTTTTTCTTTATCAAATTCTAACCAAATTAGTCTGTCAATGTCACAGCGATTGATACCAATATCTCGTAGGGTCTTATCGTCTAGTGCGTTTAACTCTTTGATAAGCCTACGATGCGCCCGCCAAGTATTTAGATAGCGTAGCCAACGCACTGTCCAACTGTTGTTAAATAGTTTCTTCATACTAGGTCACTCAAATCCACTTTTGGGTAAACCTTGTTCTTGATAATCTTTCCATCTTCACGACGAAGAATAGAGCCATCAGGCTGTACACAACGACCAAGATTGTTAGCATGAACACGGCGAATAGCTTCATCAAGATCGTAACCACAAGCATTGGCATAACCATAGATTACATAAACTAGGTCAGCTAGTTCCTTAAGATCGTCCTCTACACAAGTACCTTCAGCAAGCCACTCATCAAATTCTTCAATAACCAACTGTGTGTAAAGGGCAGTATCAGCCTTCTGATCTAGAACTTTACTGAACTCTTTAACCATTTCCATAACTGTCATAGCACTTTTCCCATCTAGTGTGATATTAAAGTATTCCCACATAATGCCATTGGTATCCATAGCCTTAATGTCGTTCTCAGTAATCATACACTTCTCCTGTTATGTGTAGCTAAACTGATCTACCATAAAAATATGTCTGGTGTGTCTTATTAGCATCAAAGAGATACCAGCAGACATTCTCTTTACCTACACCCTTACTGCCTTCAATCCACTTAACCCTACCTACAGAGATTACCTTAGCACAGTAGGTCATAAGCACAGCAGACTGTTTAGTGTGCATCCAATCCGCATCAAACAACAACCAAGTAGGGCATATATTTAGCCAATGCTCAATGAAAGGGTGTAAAAAGTCTCTGTTCCAAGGTGGGTTAGTGATACACATATCTACAGTACCATAGCCACCAAAGTCAAGGGTTAGGGCATCATTCTTAAACATACCCTCTGCTAGAGGCTCAATATCAGAAGCAAAGATACAATTACCATGACCCTCAGTTAGTTCTGTAATATTGTTGATTAGGCGACCATCCCCAGCACAAGGTTCTACGTAATCGAATGTGTACGGAAGGTGGTCAATCAAAGGTCTCACAGGTTCTATCGGGGTAGTGTAGAAGTCTCTTGGTCTTCTCTCAAAGTCAGAGTACTTTCCTATGATTTACCCCCCACAGCTAAACTCACCAAAAATCTCTACTGCTGCTTTAAGGTAAGCTGCGTGAGCTTCCTCAGCGGTGTCAAAAAGACCAAGATGTAGCTTCTTTCCTTGTTTGCGAATCTGAACACGAAACTTCCCTTTTTTGAAGTCTACCCCTTTAACACCTAATTTATTATCCACACGTAAATTAGAGTTGCCCGCGTTCTGGGTTTTATTGCAAAGACGTAAGTTTTCTATCCTATTGTCTAATGGGTCACGATTTATATGGTCAATAAAAAAACCCTTTTGTATTTCACCATAATGATAAGCCCAAATAACTCTGTGTGTCCTTCTTTTTTTGTAATCATAACCTATTTGGCGATAACCATGACCACCTACACTACCAGCCTCTTGACCAGCAGTAATTCGGCCACGGCTGACTTTCCAGTAAAGTTTTCCGTCTCGGTAGTCAAAAAGCTCTCTTTCACGAGTTTCCATACTCTTTCCTCAACGATTCCATAGAGACCCATTCGATATTATAGTCACCATTCTGTACTTCACGCTTGACAACTACACCCTTACGCCAATCTAGGTTAGCCTGTCCAGCCCAAGTCTCATCAGCACCTTTAAAACAGCCCACAACAAGCCCGTGAATAGGCTTACGAGCTTCTCCCTTGTAGTGGTAGTCAAACTTGTGTGTGTGACCTACAGTCACGCTACACGCTAGTTTCTCTACCAGAGAACCCCCATGATTTTTAGTTGCCATAGCTGCACCATAGTTACCACTGGCTACGTAGTGACCATAGATAATGCCATCGTATTCCACAAGAGCAGGGGCTGAGTTATGGTACTCATGGTAGTCATCAAACCAATGGTCTGTTTGAAGGTGACTAAAAGAGATACCATACTTGTCCCCTTCTAGCCGTGGATCAGTTGCAATAGCCTTCTTAATACGATTTTCATGGTTACCTTCAAAACCAATGTAGCGTGGGCTTTTACGTTTGTTGTGACGAAACTTCCAACGCATACGTTCCATAGCATCGTTGTAGTGTTCAATGTCAGCTTGATAAGATTGTGAGACAATAGCTTGTGGGTAACGAGTGTCGTATGTATTTAACGACCGCATATCAGCGCCATCACCCAAGTCAACAACATAATCAGGCTTTAGATCGTATAGAAAGTCACCTAACCAAGAGTAACGATCATTAGGAACTGATGGGTCAGAGTGACCACAACTAAAGACTACTACAGTTTTACTACTCATCACTTAACCTCCAAAGGGCCAATGTTTACCTTAAAGTATTTAACTACTTCTAAGGCGTCTTCTTCTGTATCGTACCAGAAGTTCACTGTATCAATTACACCATCTTCTTCTACCATAACTACAAGCATAGCATCTAGGCCGATAGGAATACCACCTGCGTGTAAGTCATCCTCATCAAACTCATCACGTAGGTATGGCCCCTCTAATACTTCCCAGACTAGAACCTTGTTGCTAATCGTAGGCTTTGTATAGGTGTGTTTAGTTGTCATCTTAAGTAGTACCTCTCTGATAACACTAAGGATTTTCATCTAACCACTCCTGTGGGATAAGTTTGTCAGCATAAAGGAAGCCATTTTTGTCACACCAATCAGCGTAAGAAGTAGGAGATTTTTTCTGTAGCTTTGCATTAGAATTAGAAAAGACAAACCTAATATCAATCTCTGGGTGTTGCTTCTTAATCAATAGGTGCTTTTTACGATCAGCAGTAACAAACCTACCTTTTGTTTCTACAATAATACCATTGGCTAATATTTTAAAATCTGGTGTGTAGGTTCTGTTCTCATGTACCTCATAGGTAATCTTTAACTTTTCGTACTCATAAGCTACACCCAAATCTTCTAGCTGTTTAGAAACTTTTTCTTCTAGGCCAGACCTATAGCCATTCTTTATTCCGTGATTGGTTGACACCAGATTTCTCCCTCATACCTACGCAACCACAACAATCTAGCATTCTCTAGGACGTGTTCTACATCATCCTCATAGGCTTTTACAACAGCATCCCATAGTTCATTTTCAGTCTCACAGCCTTGTAGAATTTTACTGGCTTTTACTGGCCCTACGCCATGAAGACCACCAATGTTGTCAGCCCTGTCACCCGTCAGTATTTGAGTGTAGAAGAACTTCATACCTTCCTCTGGGCTAACCTTAGACCACTCGTTACGACCAAAGTTAAAGTGCCAGCAGGGTAGTTGAAGCATATCCTTGTCAATAGAAGCTACGACACAGTTATAATTAAGGCTTGCAGCAGCTTTAGAGATTAGATCATCAGCTTCTTCACCTTGGCTTACAATAGCATCGTAGTTGTCAATTAGATGGCCCCTACAGAGGCTTAGGTGAGTAGGCTTGGCAACTTCTTTTCGGTTGCCTTTATACTCTAGGGTCTTAGCAATCTCGTATCTAAAGTTGCCTTTACCTGTCAGATAGGTGTTGTAATCTTCAGAAGATGCAAATGGTACATCAATAGTTGCTTCAATAATGAAAGACATTAGATCGTCAACTTTTGCCATAGCATCTTCTGGAGACTGATCTTGAGTAGCAAAGGCTGCTCTATAAGCAACAATGTCGCCATCCACTAAAACTTTACCTTTGCTACCACCTGTCATTAGAAGCTACTCCAGATGACTTCGCTCTTACCCTTAGAAAGGCTCTTAGAAATACCTACGTTATCTACGTAGGTAAATCCGATAGCAGTAGAGGCTGATTCAAAAAAATAGGCCAAGTCGTGTAGGGTTTCTACGTTATTTCTGCTAAGGGTCAAAACCCCCGTATAACCATCAAATTCTTCTTCACATTCAGCGACGATTGTGAGTTTCATTTCGTTTTAACCTTTCCGCGAAATACAGCAATAATAATTAACGTAGCAGCCCAAGTCCCTAGTGTATAAGGGATAGCCAAAGCTGGGAACAAAGTGTTTAGTGCAAGTAAAACAAAAATTGGCCCTGCAATAAATAGAGTAATCGCAAGAATAACAGCACCAATAATTACCAGAGTATCTTCGTTATCTTTTTTCATACTAAAACCCCAATCTAGCATTAAGCTACCTTAAACATTTCATCAGCAGAATTATCGTAGTCGCCATTAGTTTCGTAAGGCACATGGTTTGTGACACCAATGTTCTTCAAACGTAGGCCAGAACCTTCAGCATACATTTCAAACTGTACCATAGCCCGTGTACCATTACCTAGAGGGCCATCTTCTTGGAAAGACCACCACTTCTTGTTCTCAGCACCATTAGTCAAATCAACAACACCAACAGGGCCACCAAAGTTTACCGTCACATCTCCACGCTTCTTGTTCTCAAAGGTCTTGATGTTGTCTTTAACTTCACGCTTTAGTTTGATGAACTTACCGATACCAAAGTCCGCACTACCATCAAGAATACGTTGAGAGTTCATAGGGCTTGGGTTCATACCATCAGCAAGTAGTTGGTCAATCTGGTCTTGGGAAGTGAAGTAAGCATTGACGATGTATTGACCGCCTTTAGCATGGATCGACTTCTGGGTCTTGTTGCCATTCTCGTCACCCATGTCGGCATTCTCTGGGAAGACTTTGGCGTACTCAAGAGCCATGTCCATAGTGTATTTAGCCATTCGGGTATTCCTTCATTCATAAGGTTGTATATAACTATACGTTCATTTTCAGACTTCTTAGACGCTCCCCAAGAGGTATTTCTCATGGAAAACGCATTATCTTGTTAGGTGTTGCACAAAAGACTCACAATCTAGTGTATCTCCCCGTAAGTCTTCCCAAACTGTGCATCACACCCAAGGGGGACATTCAGCTTTACCTTCTCGTTCAGTTTAGCAGCCGCCCCGTGCATGATAGCAGCTACTTCCTCTTGCTTACCATTCTCTACCAAAGCAATAATCTCGTCATGGAACTGCCCGATAGTCTTGATACCATTCTTACGACACAGAGCAACCCAAGTGTCAAAGCAGAAGACACCTGTACCTTGGTTCAGAGTAGAGAACCTATCCTTGTCACTACGCAAGGCATACCAGAAGTGTGACACAGGGTTATACAGCCACATAGACCCAAACAGTTCACGCACACGTAGTGATTTCGCTACAGCCTCTACAGACCAGTTCCTAGACCAGAAAGCATCTAGCAGTGCCTTAGCCTCTTTAGAACTCATACCTGTCCCACGCGCCAGCTTAGCGGCTCCTATGCCGTATGTCGCACTGTAGTTGACAACCTTGTAGTTTTTGCGCAGTGCCTTTAGAGATCGTTCCCCAGAGTTATGCTTGTCAATGTCATCTTGAGTGATAACACCAGCAAACTTAGCAAGGTCGAGGTGCGGGTCAAAACCCTCTCGTGACATTTCCTCTACGTAGTCAGGGTCTAGAGGTTTCATGTAGTGACGCTTGGTAGTATCCTCTAAGCTAGTCATATCAGCACCAGCAAGCACATAACCCTCTGGACAAGTAAGGACACCCCGTATGACATCTCCATAAGGCTTGTCCACACTAGGTAGGTTCACTAGGGGCTTAGAGTGCTTGAAGCGTAGGGTATTCGTAAGCCCCGCAATCTCTGCCTTTAGATAACCATCTGGTGACACACACTCTAGGAAAGACTTTAGGATACCAGCCCTATGAGTAAGCACTGTGAGGCCATCTAGTAAGTCTACAGCAGGGTCTACCTCATTCAACTCTTTAACACTCTCACATAGTTCACCATCGTCTCTTACTTGTTCGATCTGACGTTCTTCACCAGTCTTCTTGTCACGTACAAACTTGTATGTTCGAGGAACCCACCCAAGCCCATGCAGCCAATCCTTGACCTGATCTGATGAGTTAGGATTACCAAGTTCTTCCCCAACCTTAATAACAAAAGATTGGGTTGTGACTGGTTGCTTATACTCTTTACACAGTTCTACCCACTTTTCCCCATGAGAGGATAGTTCCCCGTCTTTCTTACGCATAACCTTTGGCTGTGTTGCTACACGAGTAAGGATGTGCTTAGGCATAGCCTCTGCTAGTTGGACTACCTTTTCGTCTTTCAACACCATAATCTCGTCATAAGCCTTCTGTGCCATAGGAACGTCTAATTTCCACCGCAGGCTCTCTTGCTCCTTAGCACAATCCATCTTGAACGTAAGGTAGTCAATCAAACGATCTTTGTCTTGTTGCTCTGGATAGAGACGATTTAGCTTAATGTCCAAGTCACGCCATAGACGAGAGTTAATCTTCACGTCCTCATCACAGCGGTGGGCATAGTCTTCTGGTGTTAGGCTATTCCAATCAGTCACTACAGGCTTAGGCACTCCATACTCAATGCCATAGCCCTCTAGCCCATGCTTGATACGATCATGGTTAAGATACCAAGACAAGGCTAGGGTGTCGATCAGACGGGCCTTAACCTTAACCCCCAAGACTTTTTCCACTGCTGGGATGTCGAAGCGGATAATGTTGTGGCCGATTAGAACTTTGGCCTCAGTGAAGAACTTACGCATTTCCTCGTAGTCATGGGTGTGGTGGACTTCTTTCCCATCGGTAGACCAAGACAAGACGTGTATCTTATCAAGTTTATCTAGCAGGCCATTGGTTTCAACATCAAATACTGTCATTTATAATACCACCTTATCCTATATTTAATAAACGGGAGTTTTACCACCCTAGAGCCTTTTGGTTTCCAGTCGCATAAGTCTAGAGACAGTTGTGCAGCAACATAACAGATAGAACCCCAGAGACTATAAGAAGTAAGAACCCTTTTTGATAACCAGTGGTATCTCATACGTTATACCTCTCGAAGTGTGAACGTCTCTGTATTAAATCGTAGCATACCAGCATTACCTTCTTCTGAACAAGGGCGGTTCTTCTCTACCCTGATGTAAGTAGTGTTACGTTCCTCTAGACTATCGGCTTCCTTATCACGATGCAAATCAATAATCACTGATGCACGTTGACCAATCATCTTGCAATACTTAGGGTCACCATTGTCATTGGTATGGGCAATAGTAACGATACCTACATTGAGTTCAGCAGCAAGTTTAGACAGTCGAACTGATAGGTCAGCAAGCATTTGCTCCTTACTTTCCTCTGATAGCCCAGCAACAACATCTTGGATAGGCTCAAAGAACACAAACTTACAGCCAGCAGCTTGACTAAAGAACCTGATCTGGTCGATTAGATCGTCAGCACCTTGACCATCGCTTAGATAGAACTGGTAGAACAATTCATCTTTGGTCAGTTGCTTAATGGCTTCTACCACTAAATCTTCTGCCTGCTTTTCTTCAATCAAATCCCTACGTGTCAAGTTGTCTTGTAACTCGTAAGATACTAGGCCAAGCAAGGTACGTAGTTTAGTTTCTTCCAAGTGCCACGCTGCAATAGGGATGCCACGCTTAAGCATATTATATTCAAGAAACCGCATAACCTCTGTCTTACCAATACCTGTAGGCGCTTTGATAACTGTGAAGTGTCCTTGCATCAGTCCCATAATCTTATCGTCTAGTGCTTGGATACCAGTTGGTACGTATTGATGTTCAGGAGTATCATGGTACAGAGACAAGAACTGGTCTGTAG